TGTATCCCACCTTTTCTTTCAGTTCTTTTGTCCACGACTGCTTTGTGATGCAGAGCGGGCATATCCACATCCGCACCGGATAGGCATTGTCGTCCAGCGGAAACATTGGAATCCCGTGTATCTCGCATTTCATCGACTTTCTCCCTTTCGATCATTGCCGCCACGAGGACGAAAAGGAACGCCGACGGGGCAAGGTGCAGCGGGTAATTTCCGGTCATGTTGACGCACATCACGAGGAACGCCGCGAACAGAACCCGGTTCTTCCGGTAAATTGTCACGACGTAACCGAGCAGGAGCAGGAGCCCGATGGACCCGTACTGATGCCAGCCTTGCAGAAATTCGTTGTGCATGGGGAAATCGTGGCCCCACCACGCGCCGGGGCCGGAGCCGAGGATTACCGTCAGCGGATGATAGAAGATCAGCCCCAGGGCTTCCCGCCACAGCACAATCCGCCCGTGAGGCTCCGGAACGGTCAGGATATAGACGATGCCGTGATCCCACGACAGGTAGGCAAGGCCAGCGGCAACGGCTCCCACGACGCCCTTCCAGCCCCACAGGAGGTATCCGCAACCGATGAAGGCGGCGGCAACAGCGGCAACGGTGCGGGACGAAAGGAGCAGGGCAAGCAGGATCGGAAGGCACCACCGCCACTTGCCCTTGAAGAAGAAGGGCAGGCAGACTGCCAGCCATGCCGCTACAAAGTTGTTATTGCCAAGACTTCCCGTCATGGTGCCTGCCGGAAGCTCGCCTGCCGCATGGACAAAGAAGTTCAGGAACCATAAAAACGGGTCCGCTCCCCATAACTGGCAGATGCAGAGAATGGATTGCAGAAGGGCCGAAACGCGGATTGCATTGTAAAACGTCTCTGTTTTTGCGGTGCTGTGCGTGACGGCAGAATACAGGACGGCACCAGCAAGGAAGAAAACCGTTGTGTCAAGGGCTGCCTTAATCGTCGCCTGCGGTATGGGCTTGAACCACGTCACGAGAAGGGTCATGACCACCCAACAGAACAGATAGACGTAGAATGCGCGAATCCAGCCGTTCTTGATCGCCGCCGCCGCAATCAGGAGCGAGAACATGAGAAAGGCGAAGTGCTGCCCGACGTGTAGTATCCCCGCAGAGAAGTACGCGAAGGGCAGCACGAGAAAGGTTGCTAGGATCAATCTGTTACGCGCCATTGGCTCCCTACTTGATGACCGTGAACCAGTAGTGAATTAGCCCGTCCGTTACGCCCGTTGTCGTGGTGAGCGTGTAAATGAGGGTCTGCGCCGCCGTCGTCAGGTAGCCTGCAAGGTAGGGGGCGTAATATGCGCCACTCTGCTTGAGCAGGCTTCCCGTTGACGTGGACGACGTGTTGACGATCCCCGTGGTGGCAAGGGTCTCCTTGTTGACGAACCCGGTGGCCGTTCCGGGGATTCCAACGTCAATCGCCGTGTTAGACGTTCCACCGCCCGACTCGACAAGCACCGCTGTAACCGACGTGTAGGCCGGGAAAACGACGCCGGTCCCGGTATTCGCCGCCGCCGTGGCCCCGTTGTCGAACCAGATGGTTCCCTTGTGGGGAACGCCCAGGCGTTCGTCGATGATGATGTTGTGCTGGTACTCGTCAAAGTTCTTGACGTGAACACTGTACGGACCCGACATGTCGTGGACGATCAAATCCACATATCGGTCTGTCGTGCTGTCCGTCGGGTCCACCCGGAACGCAACCCGGTCGTTACAGTACGACGCGGAGTTGTATTTGTCGGAAGTCACCGCATTTGTCAGGGACGTAAGCGACTTGTCCTTGATGACATACAGTGTTTCCGCCGTAACGGTTCCCTTGGCGAGAACCTGAAATTGGACCCCGCTCGTGATGCGTTCCAGCACCATCGAACCGTCCGAATTGGTTGCCCCTTTCCAGCGGTACACGTTCGCCCACATGTCCTTGTACGCCGCCATTGCGGGCGTAGTAAGGAACGCGAAGGCGATCAGGACCGCGAGAAACCATTTGAATCTTTTCATCGTTTCCCTCCTAATTTCCGAGAACGCTGCCCTTGGAGTTCTCGACCAGAATGGTGCAGGTGGCCGTGTACCAAAGGGCTTCATAGTTTGTGTCGGTGACGGTGCCGTCCAAATCGAGCTTTTCCGTCAACGTCTCAAGGCAGTTGAGGATTTCATAGAGAAAGTCGATCAACTGCCGCTGGTTCATGACCCCGTTCGGATTGAACGTGTAAGATCCCACGCCAAGCGTATTCCCGCGCTGATTCATGACCTTGTGGCTGATAAGGGCCGTGTAGCACAGGGCTTCAAAATTGCTGCCCGTGAGCGTGTCCGTATCAAGCTGCTCGGTCAGGGTTTCGAGGGAATCCAGAATGTCGTAAAGGATCTCTACGAGTGCGCTGTCCTTGATGCCGTAAGGGGCGACGTTCGTGAAGTACCGCGATTTCGTGGAAACCTGATTGCTGATGAAGTCCCCTGTCGAAGTCGTGATTGCACAGTTGAAAATCGCGGTGAAGCAGTTCGCTTCATAGGTCGTGAGTGGAACGCCCCCGTCGTCGTCAAGTTTGGCGCATATGCCCTGGATGGAGTAGAGGATCATGTAAAGCAGGTCCACCAACTCCTTCTGGTTCATCCCGGTGGGGCGAATTTTCCTCTGAACACCCATTTGCTGCCCCTCCTATGCCGCTGTGATTTCTCCATCGGAAACGGGCGTGTCCTCAAGACTGCCCTGCGCTTCATCGCTGATTAGCGCAGAGACCCGCTCGCCGTGGAGTTTCGGGTTAATGATGATTTGAAAAAGCTGCTTCAATCGGCTCAACTGCCCTAAATCAAGCAGCCTGTACCGATCATCAGGCGCGATCCGCATTTTTTTCGCGTCCCAAAAGAAGATCAACTGCGCCCTGATGGAGTGCGAGGGAACGAGCGCATAGTAGAGAACGCCATCCTTGACCTTCATTTTTCGGTCAAACACGATGTCAGCGTTTGACTTGGTTTCGTTGTCGAAAACGATCCGGTTATGGGACGTTCTGATTTTCCCCCGGTTATTCGGGTCTTGGTGGACCGTAAACCGAGGGTCCAAGGCGACAACAAAAGTCTTCTTGGTTTTCATGCCGTCGATCACAATGTCCTTCATCGGATAACCGTTAAAAGGATCGTTGATTCTCGCAGCCTCTCGCGGCGTTGACTTAAAGTCGTCCATCTTGAGGCTTCCAATATCGACGGCCTTCAAATCGTCTGCAAATTCGCGTTCTTCCCTGATGGTGTCCGCAGGGTCTTTCTTTGACCAGTTTGTCTTTGGCATTTGCGTTGCTCCCCTATCCCGTATGGTTGCGAATGGAAGGGCGGGCCGGGAGTTGCCCGCCCTTTTCGCGCCTCGCGGCCAGCGGTGCGCTATCCAATCCGTTCATTAGTTGCTCGTCCGGTACGTGCGGAGCAGGACCACGGACTTGTCGGCGGCGTTGAAGACAACCTTCGTAAAGCCGTAAATGGCCCCGACGCAGAATCCGACTTTGTTGCCGTAGTCGAACGTCTTCTCCTCCCAGATTTTCCGCTTGGCGTAGGCGATGACACCCGCACCACAGCCAAGGAAAAGACCGGTCGCGCCGTTGATCGCGCCCGTTCCCCAGTTCGTCGCAAGGGCAATCCGGGGGTGCTCGTGAATGACGACCTTCTTGTAGATGCCCGACGCTCCGGTGAAGATCGGGTTGTCGTAACCGGGCTTCATGGCCTCCCGCTGCGCCTGTGCCCAACTTGCATCATATTCCTGCAAGTCGAACTCCTGATCCGTGGCGATGACGGCCACTCCTGCGGTCTGCTTCCCGCCGATGGTGGGACCGACGATCATTGGCGTTGCCTTGCGGGCGTATGCCTTGGCCTTGGCGATCAACTGAAGCGTCATGTAGTCGCCCGCCTCGATGTCGCCCGTTCCCGTGGCGTCGCCGCCGTAGAGGGCCTTCGTCCCCGATGCGGTCAGCTTCGTAAAGAAATCCTGGTCGAGGGTCGCTGCCATCCAGCGGTCCAGAAGCTCCTTGGCCCATGCCCGGAGCGCACCGTCGGAAGGAAGCTGGTCGCTGTATCGGCCTGCGGTTCGGACGGCGTTCCTGATCTGCGCCAGGGTAACGGCGTCGTCGTAGAGGGCCATGGTGTCGTCTTCGGACCCTTCCATGGCGCTGTCACCGGCAACGCCTGACCCGGAAAGCTCCCTCAGTTCTCCGAAAGTGATCGTGTCGCCCTGCTCCTTTTCGAGGTCGGCGTACTCCACGATGATGTCGTTGTAAGGGCTCTTGCCCACGAAGCCGTTGCCGTAGAAGTAAGATTCTGTCTTGGCTTCGATCCAAAACTTTTTGGCCCAAACCTTGCGGGTCAGGGCGTCACCTGTTGCGAAAGTCCAATCACCCATTTGGTGTCCCTCCTATGATGGGTCACTCGAACAGGTCGGGGAATTTCCTCCTGACAGCTTCCGGTGCCTCCTTGTGGAACTTGGCAAACTCGCCCACGGTCATGGTGTCCACTTCGCGGGCCAACTGATCCCGCGTCATGCCCGCATATTTCCCGTAAACGCTTTCGGTCGGCGTTCCCTTGCCCGTGTCGATGGAACCGACGGCGGGTTTTTTCAGGGCGTCGATCGTGCCTTTGGTGGCCGACTCTCGGGCCTTAGCAAGGGCTGACTCGTAATTCATCAGCCGCCATGCGTCGGCCATGACGCCTCCTCCGCGACCCGTTGACTTCATCCACTCGATTGTCGAGGCGATGGAGTCCGAAACCTGCTTTTTCTCCGCTGCCGTCAGGGTGTCCGGGGGCTTGTCGAAAAGCTCCCTTGCCCGTTCTGCCGCGAAGGTCGTGAGTTCCCGTTCCGTGTCGGCCTGTAGCTTGCCTTCCTTCTCGCGGGCGGCAGTCCGTTGTTCGGCCTGCTCGTCCTTCCATCTGTCGTACAGACGGAACCCTTCTTTGCTGTCGATGTCCCAGACTTCCCGGAGGGTCATGCCGTTGTACTGCCCGCCCTGAACGACCATGTTGAACGGGTCGTTCTCAACCTGCGGCGTCGGTTCGGCACCCTTCGGCTTCCACCCTTGCGGGGCTTCGTCCGGGTAAAGTCGGAAATACTCCTCCTGTCCAAGCTGCTTGATGAGATTGAGTTTTTCTGCCAGCCGCTCCCCGTCTTTCGCCTGCTTGTAGACCTTGGCGAACCGGTCAACGGGAATCCGCTCTCCGTCCTCGTAGACGATGAAATCACCGTCCACCTTGAACTTCTGCTGCTCCTCCTGCTTCTGCTCCTGCGTTTGCTCGGTCTTTTGCTCCTCGGTTTCCTCGACCTTGGTTTCTTCAACCTTGGTTTCCGTCGCCGTGGTTTGCGTGGTTTCCGGTTCCACTTTTGAGGTATCCGACGTTTCCTCTCCCAAGATCGCCTTCTCCTCCGGCGTAAATTCGTCCTTCTGAAACGCTCCCGGCATGTTTCCTCCTCTTGCATGGCGTTAGGCCCGCCAAGTGGCCGGATTGCATGGAGTTTAAGGACTTCCAAGGCGTCCGTTTCGGGCAAAGAAAAAGGGGGCAATAGCGATGTAGCGGCACCGCTATGCCCCCTTGATTCTTTCTTTCGTTCCCGTCAGTCTGGCCGGACATCTGGGAAACCCGAATTTTATCTGCTCAGGACTGTTGCCCTGTTTGCATTCACAGCCTTTCCACCGTCACCGGACGCGGCAATCAAGGATTCCACCTCGTCCGCACCCTTCGGCTTTCCCTCTCCGCATCCCATCGTCTCGTTCACCTTGGGATACGGTGGTGGAAAGCGGCGGCACTCTCCCTCTACCTGATAGTCGCACTCGAAACAGCCCGTCATTTGCCCGTTCCTTTCGCCATTGCGGCCTGCATTTCCATTTCCCGCTGCTTCTGGATTCTCTGGGCCACCACTTCCGCCTTCGGGTCGTCGATGGACTCAAGGACCGCCTGGGCGTCGTATGCCCCGATCTTCATCATATCCATGGCAACGGCCTGTTTCGCCATACGGTTCGTGGGCATCGTGGACCCGGCCATAACCTTCACGTCCAAGTCGATCAGGTTCATGCCCTCGTTGGCGATCAAATCAAGGGCCCGCTGCCATTTCATCTGAATGACATCCGGCTCCGGCTGAACAGGTCGTCCGCTGTCGTCAATCTGCTGTTCCTTATCCGGTTGCCATGAGCCCCACTCGTCCTCCTCGATCAGCCGTTTCCACATGAACGGCTGCCAATGTCTCAGCATCAGGGCGACAATAACCTTGATAAGGCTTGTAAGGGCGTTCTCGACGCTTCCGGAGAAGGGAAGGGACATCATGCCGCCGCTGTCCTGTAGGGCCAGCACGACCCTTCCAGAGGGGTCTCCGGGGGGCATCTTGCCCCTCATGACATCCGTGGTGTCGTATTCCTCGTCAATGTCGTTCTTGGCTTCCTTCTCCAACAGGAGAAGTTCCGCCGCAGATACGCCGGGAGCCAGCCGGGAAGGCGGGTAGGGGATGCCCTTCTCGGTAATCAGCATGTCCCCGTGTTTGGCGTCCTTCACCCACTTGTAACCCTGCACCGTGGTGATCGGCGCGTCCGTCTGCTTGCTGACCACGTAAATGGCCTGCATCCTGCGCTTGTTCCGCTCCCGCTGCAATTCGACGGCCCGGAACGTCGGGCAGGTCGGCATTCCGCGCAAGGTCCGGTCGTGGGGAAGCAGAACGCATCCCATAACAGGTTCTCCGTCCGCATCGATGCCGTAAGGGTTTTCCTCCTCGGAAACCAGCTTCTTCCCGATGATGATTCGCTGCACCCGCTTCTCGACTACGCGGGGCCACAATTGGGCGGTGGCTCCATTGGCTTCATATTGCTTGACGGCATCCTCTGCCGCGCCCCTGGTCTCGAAAATCTCTTTCTTAATGGCTTCGGGCTGCGCCGGGTCGCCTGAAATCACCCAATATTCGCGCTTTTTCTTGTAAAGCCACGCCTCGATTTCCCAGATGTCCTCCGGCTCGTCCTCGATGTTCGCAACCGTCGGTTTGGGTCCGGAATCCGGCACGGCATAGTTGTCCTGCCCCGTCTTGCCGTCCGGGACGTTCTTTGTGGTTTCCTTCTCCGGCCCCTTGTAGGCCAGATCCTCATCCGTCACGTCCTCGTAAGCCTCTTTTGCGTAGGATTTCGTGACAAGATGGGCCTTTAAGATGTGCGATTCAGACAGCTTCCCCTTGTTGTCCCAATAAATCGTGTCCGGGTGTTCGTCCGTGAAGACGACCTTCCCGTAAATGCCCTTGCTGTCGTCAAACTTCGCGTCAATCCGGCCCATTCCGCCGATCTTGCTGTCTTCGATGAAGTTCTGTACGACGGCCGTTCCCCGGTTCTGGTCCCAGACGTAGGAAATGCCGCGCTGAAACAGTTCGGCCACGTACAGGTCGGACGATCCGATAGGCTTGCAGATCACTCCCGGCTTCTTCGCGGCGACGACGGCAACGGAACCCTGCACGCCCTTGGAAAGGTTGTTCAGGTTCAAGGGCACCTGATCCTTTTCCTGCATCGCCTTCTTGTCTTTGTCGTCCCATATCTCCGATTCCCGAACAGCCCGCCAGCCCTTCTCGTAAATCTCCTTTTCCCACCACTTGCGGTCGGGGTTTTCCAGAAAGCGTTTTAGAATCTTGTAGACTTCCAGCACTTTCGGGTTGATGTCGCCCTGCTGTATGGTTGTCAGGTCGATTTCAGGCACTTAGCCAAGCCCTCCCGCAATCGTGACGAGGTTCGGGTTTCGCTGGTACATGACGGCAACCTTGAAATCCTGGGTCAGCTTCATCACGTCGCCGTCCCGGTTGATGTCCATGTCCGGAATCGTCTGTTGCTGATCCATGAAGGCATCCAGAACGGCGGAAATGATGGTGTCCCGGTCCTCCTTCGGCACTTCCGCAAACTTGTAGTCATGCAGCTTAACGTAAACCGTTCGCCGCATCGTCGGGAGTTGATCCATTTCGACAAGTAGCGGCAGGATCTCCTCCAGTTTGTATCCGATTTCGACGTTCTCAACCCTGGTCGTGTAAATCTTCGTCGGGTCCAGGGGGCCGTAACGCTCGCCACGCAGGGCAATCGACGGAACCTTGTTGAAATGCTCCACCCAATGACGGAGTTCACCGCAGGCTTCCCGCAGCCTGCCGTCCGGTTTGAGAAGGGCCTTGCCCTTGGTCTTGTCCTTCCTCCCTATGCTGCCCATGCGCTGCCTCCCGATCCCTTCAAAAGCCTTTCCCGCCAGCCCTCCACGGGGGTACTCAGGGCCTCCGGCTTCGGCAAGTCCTGATCTCCCTGCAAGCAGAGCCCCGCCGCAATCACGCAATCGTCGTTGAAATCCTTGTCGGCCCCCAGGCGGTCGTTGTCGTCCACAACAAAGGTCGAGCACTCCTCCAACAGAAGATTGTCGTACAGGTACGGATGACCGGCCAGATAGTTACGCAAGTCGCCGCAGAGAATCTGCTTGTTGTCCCGGTTCTCGTTCCATCCGAATTGATTCAGGATGCCGCCCCTGACCTTGTTGGGCTTCGATCCGGCGTACACGTTCGCCTTGAGGTTCAAAAGTTCCTTCACGGTCGTCTGTCCCGCCCCGTTCCGCTCCGGAACAATCAGCGCATTCTCGTAATACCTAGCCAAGGCAAAGACCCGGTGAGCCCAGACGTGGGCGTCCGTCGTGTTCGACCGCATCCGACAAACAAATTCACGCGAGTTCCGGTCAAAAACATAGGCTACCGACCAGTCCCGGCCCAAGCCCTCCGAAATGTCCGTTCCCACAACATACCGGTTCGACCAATGAACATCGTCCCATTCACGGGACAGAAAATAGGGGAACCGCCACAATTCGATGTTGCCCTTATAGTCGGTCCGAAATTCCAGTTCCCGGCGCTCGTTCTCAAAGAGTCTGCCCGGCTCGCCCTTCGCCACATACCGATGCCCCTCAAGGACGCCGGCAAAGAAGCACGACGCCAGCGACGCCTCAAAACTGCAATAGAACTCCTGCTGCACAAGAGCCTCAAGCATCCCGGCTTTCCGCGCCTCGATAGCAAGGTGCTCCTGTTTGGTATCGACGACGGTCTTCAATTCCGAATACCAGTCCGGGTCGTTTCTGTGCTGCTGCCACAGGGTAAACCCGTGGTTCCGCCCACGAGGCGTGTAATTGAAAACGGCCCACCCGCCGTTCGCAATCAAGATCGGCTGAATCAGGTCCCACGCGATAGGGTTCTGTAGGGAATATTCGCTGAACACGCACCCCACGGGGTTCGTTCCCATGATGGCATCCACGTTGTCCGTCCCGACGACCTGGAAAATGGACTCGTTTTTCAACGTGATCTTCATTTCCTGGTTGTTCGTGTGCGCCCGCGTCTCCTCCGGGATGTGCTTCAGGTACTTGAAGCCGTCGTTATCCATCCCGTCCCACAAAACCTTCCGGCCCTGATTGTAGGTGGGGAACAGGTAAAAATACGACCCGACCCGCTTGAACGACTCCTTCACAATCAGATTCAGCAGCGTCTTATCCTTACCGGCACGACGGTGAATAATAGAAATGGCCCTCCTGTAACCGTCGTCCAGGCAATTGAACAAATCCCGCTGGTAAAAGCGCGGCGTGTAATTGAAAGGAATCGTTATTTCGGCCATACCACCCTATTTTCGAGCACCACCCTTTTTCACGTATAGCGTTGAAACCGCCGCCGTGCTGATACTTCCGTGCTCGTAAACATCTTCCGTTTGTGGGGCCGCGCCTTCAACGACGTGAAACGGGAAAGACTGCTGAAGCTCAATCGCCGGTGCCGGATTCCACCACAAATCGTAATTCTCCCAACCGATGACGAACAGGGCGACCAGCAAGGCCGCGACCAGCACCACCCTTTTCATCTTCCAAACCCTCCCAAGTCTGGACTGAACACCACCCTATTTGAAGGTTACTCAGACTGACGATGACACCCCCCCACCCCCTACCTCGTCCGAATCCCGGTTCGGTTTTGATTCCGGAATTTCCCCGGTGTGTTCACCGCTTGAACGCACTCGGCACGCGATTTGCTAGGTCGTCCAATCGTGCTACCGAACGTCTGATAACACTCAATATGTCAACTTGGCTATTCGGTCGTTTACTCAATCACTTCGCCCTTTTACGCTGTTTATGAAAGATTATGGATCACCGTTTCTGCCCACTTTTGGAGTTATCCACAGGTTGTCCACTTTCCGGGTGACACGATCCGGGTAGCTCCGGCACAATCACCTGGGCATCCTCTATCTCTGCGGGCTTGTCCCCGAACCTCTGAATTACGTTGATGGTGAGGCCGACGACGCCAGAACCGCTTATCTCCATCTTGTCTCCGTATTTATTGGGCTTTTCATGTGCCGCCTGCCATTTGATGGCGTCAATTGCCACTCGTCCAGCCTGTGGGTCAACCTTACCAGACAGCACATCTTGAACGATCTCGGCTATTTGGTCGTTTCTCGTCTCTGCCCTGTCCTCACAGGCGCGCGCGTAATCTTCCGCGAACACTTTGTCCTGTTTTAGCCACTTATAGATTGTTGTTACCTGCGGGAACTGTTTGTTTTGTTTGAGGATTCTTGTGAGCGGCTGGCCGTCTGCGATCAGGTTTAGTATTTCGTCGGCCACGTCTTGCGAATAGGGTATTGGAGGCCTACCGGTTGCTTTGGTCTGCTGTTCGGTCTCCGCCATATCTCTTGCCTCTCGGCTCGTGTTCGGTGCCCGTTGTCCGGGCACGCCCTGGCCGCATTGTTGCCGGTCGTCAGGGTGTTGTGTTTGTGCTAGGGACGGCTGTTGTGTCGTCCCTGAATGCCGCTCCTACGCTTGGTAGGTCGGTGCTCGATTGTTGGATCGGTCTGGTTACCTCATCCTGTCCTTGATCCTGTCGTCTCTTGCTGTGGTAACCGGGTCGGTGCGTCTACAGTCGCTTCGCCTACCGGCTACGCTCCAAGGTAAAATCAGACGGAGCCTTTATTACTATGCTGGGAGTCAACCGACTTTCTGAGGTGGGCCTTGAGGATGGTTTTATACTTGCGGATGATGCGGGATACATACTGCTTGGATATTTCTAAGTTTGCTGCGATTTCAACTTGTGATCGCTGGTGCAAAAAAAATTGTTCCAGAATGAATATTTCGTTGTTTTTGGTTGACTCGGCTATCTCCATTGTCACCTCCGGCAAATGGTTTGGGAGAACCTCGTGCTGTCTGACGTAATCCTGATTCGCGTACCGCTTTGCCTTTCGGCACAGCCTCACGCACCTTTCGCGGATCGGGCAATCTGTGCATATCCCGGTCGTCAACTTCTCAAATGCCTTTCTTTGCGATAGGACAGTTCTATAAACTCCCTGCGCTTGGTTTCCGCCTCTGGATCGTATTCAAGACCCTTGCGCGGCTTCCCTTGCAGCCTGTCAAGAATGGCCTTTCTGATCTTGTCCCTGAAATCTGATTGCAACGCCTCAGAGTTCGTGAACCTTTTCGTCTCAATATCCCTTGAGTCCTGCGCATATTCATCGCGGTGCTTGTCGTATTCACCCCTGTTTCTGTGGCACTCTCCATCAATCTCAATCGCCAACGTGATTCTAGGAAGGTAGAAGTCGAAGATGTAAGAGTGTTTCTTTGATCTGGACTGGATGACGTGTTGCGTCACAATCTCCCCGATATCAAGGCTGTGCGATTTGCGGATGTATGCGCGGGCCTGATAGAGGGCCTTTTCCGCTGCCGCTTCTCCGTCCGTGCGCTTTCGCAGGTTCATTGCCGCATAGCGATTCATCTGACTGCGCTTGATTGGCCTTCGGCTCATCTGTTCCTCCACTCCTCGCATTTCGAGCAGGCAATCACCGGCTACCCTTTCGATTCCACGTCCACCTCATAGCGCACCACCTGGACCGCCGGAATAGCCGCAGGAGTCTCAAATATATTTTCGTCATGCAGCTAACCACGCGTTTTCCCTCTGCAATAATTTTTCAAAATAATCCTTGACAAACCGAAACGATTGGGATAGGCTGTAGCCAACAAAGCGGAGGTTGATTGATAATGCATCTGATCCACAAAATAAAACGAGCGAGTTGGACGAGAAAAACTGAAGTCTGGAACGACGCGGACCTGTCATTGCCTGATGCCCGTGATCTCGTCGCAGAGATGGTCCTTTCGCTCCCCGCCGGTTGTTACCGGCTGCATGGCCGGGATTATGGGACCAACCTGATAGACGCAATCTACGGCACATACGGCTGGATGCCATCCATGCTGGTCGATGAGCCGATGCTGTTGGGGTTGCAGGTATTGTATCCTGATAAAATCTACGCATCATTCACCCTCGGGCTAGACGTGGTCGAGGTTAAGCCAACAAACGAGAGGAGGACAGACCAATGACCAGCAATTTTTTCGGCGAGGCACCGAGACCGGACCATGCGGAGCGTAACAGGCAGATGGAGATTAGCGTTGATTATCGTCTCTGCCATGAGGCTATGGGGGGCGGAAAGCTGTCGGATAGGGCGTACCTGTCCGACAAATACAGCGTGCCGTGCAACACGGTCGCGGACCTCTGGTCTCTCGGGCAGACGCTGTTTGCCCAGATGGACGACGAGAGCCGCGCCGACGATCTGTATGATACGGAGCGGCAGCTGCAAGCCGCGCTGGCCGCCCGAGAGGAAGGGCCGGACCACGCTTAACAACAGGAGGGCGAGACGATGAAAAAGATATCCAAGATGACGGCAGGAGAGGTCGGGAAAGTGCTGTGGGATCTGTTTGGTGGCGATGACCGCGAGTTGCTTGAGGATTGCGGATATGTGGAGGACAACCTGTCCGACCATTACGACCGTGCAGACATCGCGGCCATTACGCCGGAGGCTTGGGCTGTTGCTTGGGACAGTTATGACAGGCGCAAGGGTGCGGCCAGTATGGGCCGCAAAGGCGGCAAATCCCGCTCCGACGCCAAAGCCTCTGCCGCCCGGGAGAACGGGAGGCGGGGCGGGAGGCCGAAACGGGTGTACGAGGATGTTGGAGATTGGTCGTCCGTCGATCTGACGGAGGGACAGACAGGATGGATATATTGGAGCCATACTCGCATCACCGGCGGGCGGACCAACGTCCGCATCCTGATCCCCTACGGGACGGGTGGATACCAGCGCGGGCAGGACATGGAGGCGATGCACAATGACCACGTGACGGTCGGAGATTACCTCTGTCATGTGGCGGAGGAGGCCCCCGAGAGCGGGTGCAAAATCCTGCAATCCGGGACGCTTGTTGAGTAGCCCATGCGCCCCCTGACCATTACGCTCCCGCCGGATCTGCTCGCCCAGGTCCGGTCGGGAGAGCGGCGCACCGTTGCCCACCGGCGCAATCCCAGGATTGACCGCTATTTTGCGGCCAAAACGCCGGACCGGGCGAAAATCAACGGCACCACCTACCCCATAGCCGGTATCGAGGAGACGCCCACGGAATGGCGGATTCATCTCTCCACCGATCCCGCTACGTGCAAACACCCGCCGTCGCGTCTCTATGCCTGGACGGGCGCCGATGCACTCGGGAAATTTACCGCCGTGGTCTGCTGTCTCTGTGGCTCCGTTTTGCATTGCTGATCCCCTCTGTTATTGATGGCCGGGGGCCGAAACCCCCGGCCTCGGCTGGTTAATACCAGCCACCACCCCATTCGCGCTTCATAGTTCCATCACCCCCTTCTTTGCGCCCAGGTCGGGCGTTCCGTCGAACCACAGGACGACATTTCCTTCTGCGTCCCGCATGTCCGATCCGTTTCTCCGCGCCCTGCGGAACAGGCAATGTTTCTGGATTGCGATCCGGTGCCGGGGATCATTCCAGACGATCCGCAGCAGATCCCGGTGAGTCGGAACTTTCTGATTCGCCTTCCAGGAGACAAATCCGGCCCGCAGGAGATAATCCCGGATCGCGCTTCCCTGAATCACGGCATCGAACGCGCCGCCCCGCCCGCCGCGAATCACCCGGTCAAATTCGGCGAACGTCACGACCGATCCGCCCGCGTGATGACCAAAACAGTAATTTACAAAATCCTGGTGCGTCGGCATGGTCTTTCCGATGGCCGCCTTGACGTCATCGAAGAGCGACGACCGGAAGGGCATCCCCTTTTTGCAGACCTCGAATCCCTGCGCCACCAGGTATTCCGTGCATTCGCGCACATAAAAGCGGACGCGGCCAGTTCGGCAATCCTCGATAGCCGAGGCTCCGATGCGGTCCTTCCTGGCCTGTGAAAGGGCCTTGATCCGAGCCCTGGACATGTCGAGCATTTCGATTACGATATGCTTGATTCCGGATGCCTTCAAGTCTGCCGACAGCGCCTCCAGGTCGTTCCTGGGCATCCACTGCTCGGCACACGGGTTGACGGCGATCATGACCATATATCCGCGCCGATGCAGGTCTTTTGCAATCCGGAGGCGTTCCGATGCCGGCGGCGCTCCCGGCTCGATCGCGCGGGAGATTTCATCGCGGATCGTCGTGATGGTGATGTAGACGGCAGGCTTTTTCTCGCCCAGGATCTCCAAGGCATCCTCCATGCCCGGCCCGCATTTCGTCTGGACATAGACTCCATTCGGGATGTTGACGAGGTGCCGGCACAGCGCCACGGTGTCCCGCCACGTCCTGGCTGTAAATGGGTCAGAGCGATTGGAGACGCAAATCGGGTAGCCGTCCTTCAGGAGCATGTCGTCATAATTCCGGATCTCGCGGCGGTAGAATTTCTTGACGGCCCCGGTTAGGTTCGCGGAGCGTTCGGCCTTGTTGATGTTGGCGAAACAATAGGCACAGCCGTTCGGGCAGGTGTCTCCGGAATAATCGAATGCCGCTGGCTGAAAAAGGTAGGCGCCAATGAATCGTTCAAGCATTTTTCCCTCCGATCAATTTCATGAACGCGGCTTTGTCGTCGCGCAGCTTTAATTTCTCTTTGACATTTTCCCACGCCTCCCACTCGGATTGATCGAGAATGAATGTAACGGGATATTTTTCTTGGTTCTGCTCCTGTTGCTCTGTACTTCCTTCGCCGCCCTTACCCTGCTCAAAGTTCTTGGCCATGAGCCCCTGCGATTCTGTGGTCTCCACATTTTCGGCCGACGGGGAGGTCCATACCTGGGGGATGCCGACGCCCCAATCCACGATAGGCAAATCGTCCCACGATGCCAGCAGGTCGAAATTCCATTCGCCGAAACTGCCGTTGTCCGTGATGACGAAGCGTCGTTTCTGCTCATCGGTCAGCCCGCTGACGACCTTGGCAACACAGGATTTCTCGCCTGCCTTCCGTAGGGCAAGGGTCCGCATGTTTCCGCCCAGGGCGACCATGTTTTCATCGACCACAATTTCCCGGATGGCGAGCATTTCTGGGAATTCCTGGAGGCTTTTAACGAGGCGATCCATAGCGGGGCCGGAGATCCGGCGGGGATTGTCGGGATTGATCTTCACGGTTCCAATCGGCACCGTTTTCGTCTCGATTCTGACCTTATTTCCCATCCTTGCCGCTCCTTTGATTTTTGATTGTCGCCCTGGCTGAAATCATAGATTCAAAAATAATCTCCGCGTGGG